TAGCAAACTCTTCGTTTAACGCGAGATTTGCTAGGATGATTTTATCAATCATTCAAATTACTCTTCGTCTTCCTGAAGAATGCTGCTGGTGCCGAGTTTATATTTATTGCGCAAAAACTCAACGAAGCGTTCATCTGATAAAATGGCCTTCCATACATCAGTATTGCTCTCAATGTCGTCTTCCTTCATTTCCTTGCCCTTGATCTCGCCAGTTTCAGGGTCAGCTACGACATATCGTCCGTTCTTTGGCTTGACGATATGACGAGACTCTAGAGCATTCTGTAGCAGCCCGGACCAGCGATTGATACCATCGGCATGACTGACATTGATAAGAATCTTGCTCTTTTCTTTGACAAAACGAGACTTTTCTACATTGATTACAAAATTATAACCGGCGATCTTGTTATCGGTGTCCTTTTCCTGCTGACGGCCCAAGATCCAGATGTTGTCGGCGCCGTAATATGAACCAGTACCACCGCCGACGACTGGCTTAGAGAACATCTCCATAGTCATGTACGTGTGGTTGATAACAACCATTGGAATGTTCTTAAGGTTAAGCTTGGGAGTGACGATTCGGAAAAACGACTTGTTGACCTTGGCGCGAGTAAAGTCGGCCGGCGAGGCGTCCTTATTAATCGCGTCCTCTACCTCTTTGCGAGATGCCAGATTACCCATCGAATCAACAATAATCATAACGTGGTCGTTACGTTCAATGCTCTCTAACTGAACGCTGGCATCATGACGTAGCTGCTCAAAGTCGGTGACTGGAGTGTGCACAACTCGATTAAGATCGATATCAAAAGATTTAAAATAATCCTGCGGTGAACCAAACTCAGAATCATAAAGTAGAATAACACCGTCCTCATACTTGTCCAAATACGATTTGGCCATGAGTAGGGCAAAAGCTGTCTTAAAGTGCTTGGACGGACCAGCAATCATAGTCACGCCTGATGTCAAGCCTCCGGTTGGATCGCCGGAAAGGGCTACGTTGATCATCGGCACCGGCGTGGTGATCATATCCTTAGTGGCAAATACTTTTGAATTCGCCAACGTATCGGTTAGATTGATTGTGCTGTTCTTAATTAACTTGTCTCTAATAGACATTATATTCTCCATATACTCGTATTATTGTATAACAACTGTATTGATATGTAAACAACTATTAGCTATCGATATATGAGTCCATTTTCTTGATGAATGCCTGAATCTTCTTTACTCGATCTGGCCAAAATATATACTCCTTGTCGGGATTCTTCATCAGATTATTTAGAAGAGGCATGATCATCTTTTTTAATCCGTGAAGCTTGTTAGTAACGTCCTGGACACCAGCATTTAGCTCGTCCTCTGAGATAAGAGAAAAGCCAAAGTCGTCTTCCAGATCTTCTTCTTTCATGAGAAAAAATCCTCCAGTGTTGCTGTTTCCTCGAGCTTCCAGCCGATAATATTACAGATCGATTTGATTGGATCTAGAAAGGTCTTCTGAAACTGAAGCTCGCGGTCTATATATCTATCCAAGCCAAACTCGTCCGGCAGGTAGTCTGGAACAGATATGACCGTATCCATGATAGGGTTTGGCAGCTTCAGATATGAAAACTTGATTTTATCACCCTCAGCGATTGGCTGGATGTTCTTGATACCGTGACGCTGCAGTAGAGAGTTGAATATCAGAGATCCCTTGACGTGAATCGGTGTGCCCTTCTTGTAGATGCTGGCACCATCCCGCCACTTAGACATCTCCTTGACGGATCTAGGAAATGCCACTTCTTCAAAACGAAGTGTTACAAACTTATTGTGAAATTGCTTGACATATTCTCTCAGACTATTAATATCGCTGTTGACTATAACGCTGATCGCCTCCATGATGTTGTTGCGACACACCTGTGGTGTCGATGATCTCACGGCCTCGATGCCTTGAAGCTTAAGCTTAGGCTCCTTGTACGTCACGCCCTCGATATCTAGAGCGTTCATGATGTACATCTTCTTCGCTTTCCAAATCGCCTTATTGGCAATGGTCTCACGCTTCATCTGCATCTTCTGCCTGTAGGCAGACATCATACTAGCGAGCTCGACATAGGACTGTTCCATGTATGGAACGATCTTCTGCTCAGAGAACGTGTCGATGATCTTACAGATCTCGTGATCGGTCTTGTCGGCGATACCTAGAGCATTCACGATATGACCCATATTGATATAGATTGAGTCTGTGTCCGAGGCTATAACGTAGTCCCTACCACTGGTCTTCATGAGTTTATTCATGAAGATATTCATTTTCTGTTCGATCCAACGAATTGAGAGCTGACCAGAGGTCGTAATCGCTTCGGCGTGATTAAAGTTAAACCATCTAAAGTACTCGTTAGCCAAAGCACCATAGGCCGAATTTAGCTGAATCTTCTTTGCTAGCTGAAGATTGTGATATCTAGCCACGAGTTTAAGATCATCAGCGTTCTTGGTCTCCTCGTATTTCTTCTTTGCTTCAATAGACATTTTTTTATACTTGGAGCGATCGTTGTACATCTTCTCCATTAACTCGGGAAGAAAACCCTGTCTATCTTTGCGATATGTGCACCCGTTGGCTGCATATGTAACAGTCTGGTCAGGGCAGATCCATTTACCCTCGAGCAGAGTGTCTATAGATGGCATGTCCATGCGCCGCAAGAAAGTTTCCGGGCTGATATTATACTGCATGATAAGATGCGGGTACAGGCTGTTTAGATCGTATGAAACGACCCATTTATGCATTCCTGTTTGAGGGTCCTTCACATGACCACCAACCAGAGAGCTGAAGCCACGCGACTCCTTTATTGGTGGTTCCTTTATTGGTGGCACTACCACCTTGCTTTTGAGCAGATAGTTGTGAATAATCGTATCCCACGAACGCACCGTGGTCATGGTATCGGTAAAGTTTACCTTGGCGTCATAAGCCAGGGCTATTACCTGCTCGATCAACTTGAGCTTATCATCAAGCTTGTCTACGAGAATGCAGTCATGTATGTTATACTCAATGAACTTCTGAAAATTACTGTGATAGAGATTATGCAGAGTTCCATACTCTGAATAGTCTACTTTTTTCTCACCAAGCTCTACAGATGCTATGTAGTCTAGTTTGTAACTCTCATGATTAGCAAAACTGAATTTACGGTACAGTTGATAGTAGTCTAGAACAGCCAAACCTGGTATGTTGTAGCTCTGTGCCTCTTTGCCCTTGAACTCGACTTTGCGCTGGTCTAGCATCTTCCATGGAGATAACTTCTTGGCCCAGTCCATATCTAGGACGCGCGCTATCCTATTAATCAAATATGGAATGTCAAAAAATTCAATATACCAACCGGTAACGATGTCTGGCTTCCAGCCGTTTGAGCTCCATACCTTGAGGAACTTTTTTATCAGATCTTCTTCATTTTCGCACTTGACATAGAATATATTAGGATCATTAGTCTTAAAGTCACCGTAGCTAAACACGGCGCTTCTCCCATTCTTACGAATGGTTATAGCCGTGAGCATCTTGTCGGCATTTTCTATATTTGGAAAGCCGTTTGATGAATCGCACTCAATGTCTAGAGTAACTACCCTGATCTTGCTGGGATCGTATTCAACGTCGTCTTGAAACCGATCATTGACATATACGTAAGGAAAGTTTGTCGATCCATATACCTGAAACTGCTCGACGTTCTTATATTTCTCAATAAAGTCGCGCGCGTCACGAATACTGTTAAATTGAATCTTATCTACAGGGCGACCGTCGATCGTTCTATACGTACCTTTCTTGCTTGAAACAAAGAGATATGGTTTGTAGTAGTGAACGTCTTCAAACGGCTGACCCATGCTGTAGCCACGGACATAAACTCTGCTGCCTCGACTGAAAAAATTTGTATAGAATGCCATCTGTATATTATACAACAATCACTGGTCAGTGTAAACAAGAAATAGGGGGCCGAAGCCCCCTATTTTTACAGATGTTGAAATCGATTTTTGGCGCGCTGGATGTCACGCATCCTTCGCTCTAAATCGGCGGTGTCTGTAGCTTGAGACAGATACTTACTCTGCGTAATTATCTCGCCTGGAAGAGTAAGATAATACCAGATCTTTCCGAGTATTGATTTAAACACTCTTATCACCGCTTTCTGTCAGAAGTATCTTGTCTGACGCAGGCTTTTCGTCAATGTTGATCTTCCTCGGCTTCTTATTTTCTGGAATAATATGCTCAAGCCAGATCTTAAGAAGACCGTTGATCATTTCAGCACCTTTGATCTCAAAATTATCAGCTACAGTAAAGATGCGTGTGAACGGGCGATCAGAGATTCCCTTGTGCAGAAATGTCTGGTTTACACCGTCTGTAGTCGGTGTGTCAATTGTGGTCTTACCGTCAATGACAAGCCTGTCTTCCTCAAGAGTAATCTCGATGTCGTTCTTCCCAAAACCAGCGACAGCCATCTCGAGAACGTACTTGTTCTGATCTGTCTTCTTTAGGTTGTATGGTGGATATGAAGTCATGGTCTTGCTTACGTGCTCAGCCGACTTGTAGACGTTGTCGACTAACCTGTCTAGACCGATGAAGTGCTTAGACCACTTGTCTAAGTCAGCGAAAGTGTGGTCAAAATGCCACACGGTGTCTTTGCCCATATGAACCTCCTGTTAGGCAAGGTTGAGTTTGTGCTCCGAAACGGCAGCACGGTTATAATATAGTAACTAAGTAGACTTCTGTAAAGGCCCCTAGTGTAATTTTTTCATAAAAGTTTCCTCAGCTACGACAAACAAAGCATAGTTATCCGTATTCATCAGTACCATGGGTGTCATTTTAGCTTGCTTAAATATGTCTATCTTAGATAGAATAATCTTAAAGTTGTTGTCATGAGAATTGTCAAGCTCCGTCATTAGAGACGCAGCCCGCTCTATATCGTGTTCTGGAATTCTTACAAATGTCATAGCGCTTCTATTTATAAATATTATTTATAAATATATTAAATAAAGGATAACTATGTTTGCTTTGATTGTTTCTATCTTTTCCAGCTACTGGCGGTATATCGCGATAGGCGCCGCTGTGATCTTTGCTTACTTCTGGTGGGAGCATTCGGTCGAACAGAAAGCTCTTCTGAAGTTTAATCAGAACCAGCTTATACAGCTTCTTAAAGACCAAAGAGAGCTTGATAACAAACTTAAAGATGTTAGAAAGATTCAAGACCAAATATTAGAAAATGAAAAACAATTTAAGCAGAATCTTGACAAGAAGCTATCAGGAATCAATAACTTTCTCGGCTCTGACGAGGCTAAGAGACTTGATAGACCAGCTTCAGAGATTCTCAAGAAAACATTGAGAGAGATATCACAGTGAGAAATGTATTAATCGCTATTCTTGTTGTGCTATCTGTCTCAGCCTGTGAGAACACCGAAGAATTTATAACGAAAGAAAAACCAGTCGTCATAATGCCAGACCGCGAGATGCTGG